AAACCAAGATATCTCAGAAGGTCTATGGTTAGCAAAAGAACTAGATAATGTCATCAACAAGTATAAAACTAAATACAAGTTCGAGAATATCAAGTTACCATGAACACAGGCGGGAAAATAGTAATAGCCCTTCTAGCAATATCATTCATATCTCTAGTAATCTTATTAATTAAAGATATGATCGATTATCCATATGGTGATTAATTAAATAAATATACCTACCCAAATTATCCACAGGTTTATCCACAGCCTGTGGATTTTTTGTGGAAAAATTAGGGGCCAATTCTCTCTTTTACGACAAGCTATAAAAAATCCCAGAAAATTTGATCAAAATAAATGATTATCTATTTAAATATACATAAAATAGATCAAAATGTATAGCAAATCTGTCAAAATATGGGCCAAATTTCTCCTTTACGGAGCATAAAAATATAGGCCAAAACTCTTGACAATATGGGCCAAATATGCTATTTACGAGAGCTATTGACAAATCCCTGAACATATGCATATATGGAGCAAAATGGAGCATTATGGAGCATATTGGATAATGGTGTCTCATATCATGAGATATAATGTATATATATTTAAATAGTAATTAATCAATTATTGATAGTAATAATTTTCATAGATCTTCTCTGAGATAGCTCTAAAAAGGCTTTAAAAGCCTATAGGGAGACTTAATTTGGAGGGCGGTAGAGAGATTACCTGTTAGGTCCAAAGAATGGAGTTATAGGGCTATAATCGTCATCATCTGAAAATTTGCCTGTATTATATCCAACTTCTCTCAGATCTGGACCAGATTCAGGCTTTTTATTCATGATGATGTATTAAAATTAAAATGTCTCTTGCAGACTGATATAATCTTATATTCGATACAATCAAAGTATTCGCTATCATTATCACAGTAATAGCATATCTCTAGTTTCTTTCTATTCTCTTCTCTGATCTTATCTAGATAGGGGTTATTGCCATATCTCTTCTGCTCCCGCCCAAATATATTACTCAATTTCCATCACCTCAGTTTTGCATTTCTTGCAGCGATATCGTGGAGCACCTGGCCATGGGTTTCCGCCAGCATAGGCTGTTCCAGCCTCAACCTCTGGTTGATAGATCTCTGGTGGGCATCCATATAGAATTGGCAAGAATTTATGCGTACATGATATCTTACCAATAAGTGGTCTACTTGGGTCATGCATAGGAATATAATTACTCATTATCATCCCAATTAAACATATCATCTAAATCTAGTTGACTAAGATTTTCCAAAGCTTTATAGGTCAAAACTGTTGTTATGGCGATAGCCGACAACAACATAATAAGACCTAATTTCTTCTTATTCACGGTAATTTCCTTTTTATATAGTGGAACACGATATTTGCCACAAGAATGGCTATTGTTACCTCAATTATATCATAAATGTTCAAATGTTCTCTTCTTCCGCCGCACTTTTTTCCGCCGCAATATTGGGAGTAAATATAAAATTTTCTTTCTTTTCTTGTATTTGTGGATCTTTATTTAAAGTTCCTTTGCTACCCTTATGAGATCCATCACAAAATGGATAGTTTCTGCTTCTATGGCAGTGGCACATTGCTGGCATTATTTTGCACTTTCTATGAACATGTCCATATAATTTATATGTTTATTTAAACATTCTTCTATTTTTTGTTTATTGCCCATTATAGGTCTAATGTCTATCTGGACTAATTTTGCTCCCATATTTTTGGCAATAAAATCATATGAAAAATCATAATTGTTATTAACATAAATAGGAGCGACTATTACATTTGGACCACACATAAATGTTTGACAAAACCCTGATCCGACTACCCCTGATATATGTGTAGCATTTCTAAATAAATTAATTTGTTCTAGATATCCCATACCCTCAAGTGTTACTAGGGTGTATCCAGCATCTACAAAACACTTTTCTACGGTCTCTTCAAGAGCCATAGGGTGTCTTCGTGCTGCCGTTTTATCTGCCAGTAGGCTATGTCTAGCTAAGGAATCTTTTCTGGATATGAATAGCTTTTTTGGGGTGTCTGTTGGATAGTCTTTAATCTTTTCAAGGAATAGTTTTTTCATTTCTAGCATTCCTATATCTCGCCACCAAGTTTCATTAAATACTACTCTATACCTATGGGCCTTCTCTTCCCAGTTTTCTGGGAACCAATAGGTATTATTTACGCCAAACCATTGCCTTCCAGTACTTCTCATTTTAGGATCAGTAGTCCAAACTTTGTTAGCATCAAAGCAAAGATATACTTCATCAAAAATAAGATTATGATTATTTGTTGTATAGAAATAATCTTGAGTAGCAATTATATTGATTATATCTTCAAAATATTTATGGGGATATGGATCTAAATCTTTATCTGATTTGTTATGAAAAGCTATTCTTTTTAACTGCCTAAAGAAATCTTCTTTTGTACCGTCTTCAAGTTCATGCGGGATAAAAGTCCAAAAATTTAAATCTTTTATATGTTTCTTTAAATAAAAATACTGAACAAGCACATCATACATATAATGCCATATATAATAAAAGGACCAGGCTATATATTGCTTACCTTTTATGTGAACTGTCTCAGCATCTTTTTTGGGGCAAGTTAAAGTAACATCTGTAAGTTTAAATATCTTGCCAAAAGACTCTGGCACATCGATTACCTCTACAGCACCAATCTGCCAGCCTTCTTTTCTTCTCAATTAGAAACTTCCTTGCTGTTCTACCTCAAAGCCATTCTCTCTGTCATATAAAACATATTTTAGAGATACAATATCAAATGCTTCTCTGAGGGCTTTCATCACTTCAGCCAAATCTAGCTTACCGCATGTGTATAGGTCAAACTGAAGCAGTCCTGGCTCAACCTGATCCCAAATATGAAATGCAATATGGCTGGTCTCGATCATGACAATTGCTGTAAGTCCTGAGTTGCCTTCTGCATCATTATCTATAAACTTAGCGAATGGCCCTTTGATAATCTTCATATCAATACGATTAACTAAGTTAGTTAGAAAGTCTATTGCCTCTTGCTCTTCACGCATTGGCTTTGATACCTTTGCATTTACCAATAAATGTTTGTGAAAAATCATTTTATCCTCCTAAATTTTGTTGCTGTAACCATGCAAAATAGTTTAAAGCTATAAACAAGAATATTAGTATACCAAATGCTATTTTCATTTACGAACTAGCCTCCAAGCATCTCCAGTTTCTGGGTCTTCTTGCCATTCTGTATATAACCAATATGGGTGTCCATTTTCATCATAGTCATCCCACTCTTTCCCGCTCATATCAAAATCAATCTTATAAAATGTACCAAACTTATTATAAACTGGCCAAGTCAAAGAGTAAATCTTGCCATGAATTTTGTACTTAATTCCGTAATCTTCATCTTCATCAAGGTAGGCAGCTTTTAAAATTGACCACCCTGCTATTTCTCCACATAAATTAGCAAACCAGCGTAGGGGAAAAATGCTGGTTCTGTCTTCTCTTATTGAATCTGAAAAAATGTCTTTCATTTATAAATACCTCCAGAATATTTACCATGGTCACATAAAACAAGGGGAGTCTTTTTAACTTTTTTGCAAAAATGTAAAAATGCTTCGCTTAGATTTACATCATCAGTAGCCAATATTCCTCCGTCATTTAGCATTTCCCAAGCAATCTCATATTCAAACATTTGATTTTTATATGAATGATCTGAATCATGATAAAACAAATCTATTTTACCTATGCTATTCATTTTTTTAGTAAAATCTCTTGATGAATTAATTAAGATAAGCTTAAATTGTGGATCTCCAATAAGTTCGGTAGAACTAACTATTGGATCAATATCAATAGAATATAGCTTTGAATCACTTAATCCTAATTTTTTAAAAGAAGCAAGGATTTGTCTAGAGGACATTCCGTTTCCAAAACCAGTTTCAACAACCACTTTTGGTTTAAATTCTTCAATTAATAAATCAATAAACTTTAATGTCTTAGGGCCAGAATTGTAATACAAAGGGAAAAACTCACCATTTTCTAGTAATGGATTTCTTATTGGATTCTTTAAAGATTTAATTAAATCTTCTGGCGTATCAAAATACATTAAACCTGTTGATACATAGTCGCCTAAACTCATTATTTAGATCTACCGTTCTTGTTTTTACTACAATAATACAATATGGATATAGGTAACTATATCCATATTGTACAATTTAATTACTCTGATACTGCTGGAAGGTTCTCGTGGAACCATGCTGGGGCATCTTGTGTGGCACGAACATAATCAAATGTTGCTTCGCCATTTACATTGCCCTCTTCGTCCTTGCGGACAAATCGGCTGTTAGCTTCGTCAAGCTCCCATGTACCAATTGAATCTGTGAAGTTGCTCATTGTTTTCTCCTAATATATATTAAGGCTTCCGCCTTGCATGCTATATTATTATAGCATTTAATAACCGCCAAGGCAATAGTTCCTTGTATGGTTTAATCTATTTCTTTTAAAGTCTTTTCTATTTAGGGCCATAAATGGAGCACCGCAACAAGCACATTCTCCAAGCCAAATGCGCTCAAAAAAATCATAATACATCCATTTATTTCTTTTCTTTTGGAGCACTGTCCGTCCCTTCTATAATCATATCAATAATTGCGTAACAATCACATGTTGATGTCATACACTCTGCAGTTCTTAAGCCATATCTTCGCAATTCTCCAGAGGCTGAGAGTAGGTGCTGTTCTTGTATAAGCCCAGCAATTCTTTCTCTTTCTAATTTCATAGCTTTTTTGCATCCGTTGCATGGACATTTCCAAGTAGTTTTTTGATAACTTATTTGGTCTCTAGGATCTCTCAAATGAGACGTTTCTGCTGCTTCTAAATCCATTATTCTGCCAAATCTATTGGGATCATTAGGCCACAACGTGTACAGCAATTATAAGTTGTATTTGTGTACGGGCATTTACCAGCTAAAACAATTTTATGTTTTTTAAATAAACATACTAGTCGACTAAACATGAACTAATTTTATAATAAAACACAGGAATTGTCAATGGCTTTATGAAGATTTAGGTGATAATATTTACTTTATGGGAACATTAGAATGGATTGTCTTAATTGGTGCCGCTGCGGGATCTCTCGGCTATCTCTTCTCACTCGCATATAGGCTATCCAAAACTTGGTTTAAATTCATTGAAGATTGGAATGGAGACGAAAGCAATCCAGGTATAGTTGAAAGACTAAAACAAGGCGATGAAAGATTTGATAGAATAGAAAACGAAATTGGATACATCAAAGCTGAATTATTTACAAATGGTGGATCTAGTATGCGTGACGCAATCGATAGAATCGAAAAAAGTACTTCTAAACCTAAACGGGCGAATCTAAAATAATATCTATAGCATCATCAATGCTATATTCGTGCTGCTTTGTGCAGTCTCCACATTTTTTACACATAAATTAAATAAACCCCCTTTCGGGGGTTTATCTTTAAACTTTCTTTGGTCTTGTTTTCTTTGGTGCTAAAGATGTTTCTCTGCGAATCCCATGTTTGTTTGTATCTACTTTAATTCCAGATCTAAACTTACCCTGAGATGGATATTTTCTTGTAGCATCTTTGGATCTTACTGCTCCTGATGGTTCATTATTTGGAGGAGTCTCCATTCCTGTACCATTATCGCTCATTAATAAATCTTTCTCTTTGTTCTGGGGTTGCGGTCATCTTTAATGTTAAACCTGCTTCTCCATCTTTAGAGACATCATTCATTGCAATATTAACTACACCTGTTTCACTACCGACGCTTTCGCATCCGCATTCAAAGCACATATTACTTACCGCCGTTGCCTAGTCCTGCGCCATCTTGTGATGACTTATCAGTTGATGGGAATGCTGCTGCTGGAGCCTCTGTATAAGACTCTGTAGCCCATGGTGTTGTACCTGCTGGCTTACGATTTGCTGTAAAGCCGTCTAAATTCTTTCCGTCTGACATTTTATTTCTCCTATAGGTTTATTATTTAAGCGGGTCTAGAAGTCCGCTCATAGATCTATTATATCACTTTCTGTATTTTTCATGCCAATGGTCAGCACAAATCTCTATATATCTAGTTTCTGTGCTCGTTAAATTAGTGGCTGGTTTGTCACAACCAGCTATTTCACATTTATTTTGCGCCATTAGCCTTGACTCTATTATATCCTGTTTTCTTTTTATTCATTGATCCTGGGGCTTTGCCCGCAGGGTTTTTCCAATTGGCTCGTCTAATTTCTAAAGCCTTTGCTATTTTTTCATGGTGTTTTCCCACTACTTAACCTTCTTTCCAAATTTAGCCCATACTCTTTCATGGATGTAGTAGCCAATAGCTTCCCATCCTATGTATATTAGGGCTCCAAGACTGGCATATTCCCACTCACCTGTGAATAGATATATAACACCAGCAACTCCAACAAGATGAAATGTTTCCCAGCTTGCTGTTTTAATTAAGCTTTTTCTAGTCGATTCCATAATCGTCATACTCCCATACTTTTTCTTTTATTTTACTTAAACTTTCTACAGTTATTTGAGTTTCTTGTACATTATAGAGCTCTATATCTGGATTAGTGTCTCTGGTGAAGTTAGACATATCACCATAGAAAGTAATAATATTGTATCTTTCCCCAGATTTTATTGTATTTACTTCGTGAGGAACTTCTTCATTGCCTTCAAAAAATATAAATGTACCAGTTGGTGGCTTAAATGTAAAATTTTGTAATGGGAAATACAGCTCTCCCCCTTCATAATCATCATTTAAATAAAGAAGGCCAGACCTGTCATCTTTATTATATGGTCTTGGCTTTAGTCTATTGTCAAAAGTTTCATACCAGTTATCCATATGCAAAGTGTTTCTTCCGCCTTCTAACATTTTGCTAAAAAACATGCTTTTAACGTAGTATTCATTTTTGTAAAAATCTGATATTGTTTTTTGCATCCTGTGACCAAGACCAGACATAAGGTCTAGACCAATATTAAAATTTGGAAATTGATCATATTCAAACATATCATTATTGCTACTTAGACCTCTATCAAAAGAGTTTCTACTAAATGATGGGCCACCAATAATTCCGCCTCTAGCAGTTTCCTGCATTCTTTCTTTAAATGCTGTTGTTAAAAAACGACAAGTATCTTTATTTAAATAGTTTTCAACAATAAATATCTTTTCGCACTCTACTCTAATCATCAGAAACTTTCATTGAAGATATATAATTAACGATGTACCTAGTTGTTACATCCGCTGTCCAATTAGATGGAATAGTAAGACTAAGTATTGATCTTACTATATCATTTTTAGTCTGTTCTGCTATCTGTTTCGCTGTTTTTTCCATATTTATCCTTGATAATAATAGGGAGAGCGGTTGCCCTCCCTATTATTATACTATTTTTTACTTCTTAAGTGTTACCTTAAGCTTAGGGAACTTAGCATTCCACTTTTTAGCAAGAGCGTTAAACTCTTTAACATATGCTGCCTTGGCAAGATCCGCCTCTGCCTTAGCCTTTGCTGCATCTACAATAGCCTTAGCCTTCAGAGCATCAATTTCTGCCTTTGCTGCTGCAAGGGCTGTCTTTTCTGCTGCAAGGGCTGCTTCTGCTGTTGCTTTAGCAGCGTTTGCTGCTGCAAGTTGAGTTGTAAGTGCTGCTAGGTCTCCAGCCAAATCACGAACTGCGATAATCTTTACAGATGATGCAGATGGTGTGCTAAATCCTGTAACTGCTGCTGCCATGTCTGCTGCTGCTGCATAGAAAACAATTGTTACTGGACCTGTTGCTGGGGCAACAAACTTAACGTCTGCTGATCCAAAGTTTGTAAGGGTTGCTCCTGTTGTTACAGTTACTGTATCAAGGGTTGCACCATTAGCAATTGCATTAAGAGTCTTTCCAGAAATCTTATTTCCGAATACGTCTTGTGCTGTTGCTGTTACTGTTACAGATGTTCCTGCTGGGGCAGAATCTACGCCAGTTACGGCAATCTTATCGATCAATGTAGATGTTCCTTGTAGGAAGTATGTTACAGTTGTGCCCTGATTTGTAATTGCTACAGAGCTAACTGCTGTCGTTTTAGTATATACATAAAACGTTGCTGTTACACCTGTTCCAACATTTAGACTCCATGCTGCTGAGCCTGAAGATGCTGTAACTGGTGCAGTTGATGTTGCAAAAGCAGGTACTACAACAGCATTTGTTGCTGCTACGGATACGGTTGTTCCTGTATCTACTGTTACAACAAATTCTACAACGTCAGTTGAATCAACAGAGTTATCTGCTGGTACTGGAATTGTAATTGGTGAAGTTGCTGCTGTTCCTGCAGTTTGTGCTGTCCATGTCGGGGACGCAACTGTGCCAGTATTCTTCTTTACAGAAGTTACTACCATAGGTGCAGCACTTGCAGATGTTGCAACAAGAGTGCTCATTGTCATGGCTGCAACCACGGCTAGAGCGATTTTCTTGAATGATTTCATTCTTGTTTTTCTCCTTATTTTGTTTATCCACCTCTATTGAGCGTGGAATCCTAGTCTAGTTCCCATACTCTTACTTGAAAAGAGCAAGGATCTCCGCCCTCATCCCACTGTTTGGCTTCTTCTTCCGAAAGTGGGGGGCCATCGTGTGTATTACAGAACACGTCAGATATCCATCCTTTATCGTGTCCATGTTTAATCCAGTCATTGAAATCTAAATCCATTCGGATAATTCCTTTAACAATTTATGTTTTGGCATTGCGCCAATAATTGTTTTAACTGGTTTTCCATCTACAAATAATACCATAGTTGGTATAGATTGTACAGAGTATTCTTTAGACTTTACTGTGTGTTCATCTACATTTAATTTACCAATAAATAAATTATGCTCTTGTGATATTTCGTCAAGAATTGGCGAAATTATTTTACATGGTCCACACCAGTCAGCCCAAAAATCTACTAAAATTGTTCTATGGCTTTTTATTGCTGAATCAAACGTATCGTCAGTAAGTATCATTGTGCCTCAATATGTGTAGGCCAGAAATAACTACATTTATCGCAGCATGTATATCCAAGTTCTCTATAGTCTGAATATTCATTATAGAAATAATACTTTTCTGGGTCCTTTTCGTATAGCCTGCCTTTATGTGAGTAATGAAGCTTTTCATTCCCTAGCCACCAAGGTCTTTCTGATTCTAGTCCGAGAAAATGATCTTCATAAATTTTATCAAATGTCTCATGTGTGCTATTTTTATAGCCACGTAGAATTATATCACGAATAATTGCCTCATTATAAAGAAATAGCCAATCTTCATGACCACGCCACATTTTAACTGCTGGGTGGTTACGCCAAGCACCTGTTTCTCCGTATAGCCCAGCCAATGATTTAAGAACTTGTAAATTTTCTACGCTTTGTTTAATTAAACGTTTACGATCAAGAGCTTTTGCTGTTTCTTGAAAGTCCGCCTCTGGTAAGAATGTTTGCATAGTAACCTATTCTACTATAGTTGGAGGGTTATCGTCAATACCCTTTAAATCTTCTGCTGCTTCATTAAATTTATCCATAAACATTTTAATAACAAATATAGCAGACTCAGAAGCATTTAGACTAACAGCCTCTAAATTTTCTTCTGTTCTTTCTGATTCAGGTAGAGCATTAGCCCATTTCTGAAATAATGCTCTACCACACTCTTCAACAATTGCTTCAAGTAAGCTTATTTGGTTAGCCATTTAAAGCAGATCCTAAATTAAATAGAAATCCATTTACTTTTGAATTTTTAACTGGAGTTCCTGTTTTTAAAATTAATTGTTGAATTTCAGCCAAAGTAAGCAAAGGTTTTGCATTCTTTAAGCTTAACCAATTTGCTGCTGCAATTTGTGTAGAAACAGAAGTTCCTGCAGCATTAATTGTTGATCCCCCTGGAATTTGTGCTTTTGTTTGACCAAGAGCATAAAAATCTAGTCTTTGTGGATCATAATTAGACCATATTGCAATTGCCCCAGTATTATCTGTTCCGCCAACAGCAATTGCAGATGGGATACATGCAGGCCAATTAATTCTGGTATAGTTTCTATCGTTGCCTGCTGGGAAGAACACAGGCAGGTTAGAAGCAATAGCATTATTTACAACTGATGTGAGTGGGCCTGCTGTAGGGCAATAATCGCCAGTTCTATTATAGTTTGAATTTCCCTGAGCCATTGCCACTGCCTGAATGTTTAGTCTATCTTTATTTGATAGGACCCAGTTTAATGCTATAGCAATAGAATTTTCTGGTACAAGTTGTCTACGTCCGTCTGCTGTATTTCCTACTATTCTAACAAATACAATATTCATATTTGGATTAGCATTTGCTGCTACGGATGCCATTTGTGTTCCATGATCAAATCCATTACGAGAAATTATGTTGGATGGCAATGATGCTGCTCCAACACCTTCTTGAAAATTAGTTCCGTTTGGACAAGAGTTCCATGCAAGAATACATACTTCATAAATATTTCTTCCCTTTAAAGAAGAAACAGATGTATCAATTGCTGTATCTAAAATTGCCAAAGATGGCGCAACAGTTTTATTTTTAACTGTATTTGATGCTTCTGCCGAAGCCAGCGGTAGGGCAAATAGCCCAGACATTATAATAGCTAGTAGTTTTTTATTCATGTGCATTATTTTACTAAATATAAAAGGGGTTTGTCAATACTATTCTTGTGGTTTCTGATACCATTTTCCAGCGTCTAAGTCTGGAAGATTGACCTTGTTTTCTACAAGGCTTGACAAAATAGACATAAGCACTTCCATGTCTTTTTGTAATTCTATAACCTGCAGTTCCAAAAATCTAATACGTTCTGATTTTCTCACTCTATTCCTTTATCTACTGGTGTGGGAGCAGTTGCTAAACTACCACAGCTGGCGCATTCCATATCTAAAAAATATTGCATAATTTGAAAATCATCAAATATTACTTTTAGATTAAATACATTACATCCACAAACACAAACATGTGTAGGAGTTCCTCTAAGGTCCATGGCATTATCGTAATTCTCTGGCCTTAAAGCCAAAATATCTTCTGATTCCATGTGCTCTTCTCTAATAATATCTTCTTTATTGACAACTACCAGCATATTGTTTTTAAGAAATCTGGTAATCTCTTTAAAGCCTATTAACACTAATAGGGTGGCACAAACATAGTATAGCCACTTCATACTCTAATTATACTCTAGACTTCTATAATTGTAAAGGGAGGTCTTACTGACATATTAAACTTAGCTGCCGCCTCTAAAGCCATGCGAACACGCTTACGTGGAGTCTTAACCATAGATGTGGAGTATAAAGATCCTAAAGCAAGCTCTTGACCTGCTCCTTCTGCCATGTACTGAACATCTGCTTCCGCTATATGGAAATCTGAATCCATTGTAAATATTCTTCCAGCACCTTGTACTGCAATTATAAAAATTCCACCTTGGTCTCCATCTTCTATGGAAGCTCCAAAATTACCATATCCATATTCTTTAAATGCATCTTTAACTGATTCAACAAACTTTGTTCTAATAAACTTATCTAAATTTCTAAACCCTGCTGTTGGAGTATACTTAGGCGGTGTCCAGTTATATTGTAATATCTGACCCATTCTAAAAGAATCTATAAAACCGATTCCATATTGTCCTACTTTAAAAACTTTAGGATCTGTTCTTTGAAATATTAACCCAGACTTCTCATCTGATGCAGCGGCATCTCCGCCAAGAAGTACTTTATTTTCATTTATAAGGGCTACTATGCAGGTCATACTACTAGTATACTATTTATATTTTACAGGATCAATTCTGAGGCAGATATATCATTACCGACATATCGCTTTTTTAATATAAAATCCCGCACAAATTCAGGACCCTTTTGGCGACCAGCCAAAATGATTGTCCATCTTGGCTCATATTTAGCAGATATGCATGTTTCACACATAAGCAAATTTATAGGTAAAAGATTAGATAGTTTTACATTTAATTTGTGCTTCGTTTTATTGCATGAATAGCAATTAATTTTTTCCATTAATTTTCCTCTATATGAGTTAAAACAATTTCATCTAAAATTGTAAAATCTTCGTTATCTATCACTTCTTCGTGGTCAATCCCATCTAGTTTATATTTAATTACTGAAGCAAATGCCCCTAGAGTATCTATTGTACCACATATCTTAAGGCTGTGGATATAGACCACTAATATTCTTTCATATGATTCTTTCACTTGGCTTGCCCTCCAGCTCACATCTTACTCCAAATGATTCTATAACTTTTTTAACTTTTCCAACATAATCAATAACCATTTCTTTTTTGGTGCCATGATATTGTATAAAGTTGTCTTCATATAATCTTATGGCAAGAAATTCAGGATATTTAACTATATCCATTTGTAAATCGTGGACTGGCTTTTTTATATCTCTAATTTTTTTAGCCATTTCTTGTGTATAAAATACTGGCTTGTTTGGCTCACCAGTCCACCAATTTATTCCATGTTTAAAATGATTATTTTCCATGTTTTTGTTTTAATAATTTCCATGTCTCAGGTGTTTTGTGAACATTTCTAGCTTTATCTATTGACCCAGCATTTAAATAAACTCCACCCCATACTCCATATTCATTATTATCTAAACCTGATTGATGACATATATTTATTACTGGGCAAGATAGACACATTTGATCTATATTATTTGCTATATTTACATCTGATTCATATTTATCATAAAATAAATTTGTATCCATCCCTCTACATATTGAAAGATGATACCATTCAAAATCTTCTTTATCTATTCCTAGATCATTTAAAATATTTGACATACTTGCTTGATATTTTCCATATCCCGTTGTTATTTACAGACACTCTGTCTGCTATACCCCAAGAATTGTCTTGAAATAATCCCCTTATGCTAGTATATCCATTAACATTTTTCTTCCAAATTACTAAATCGTAATTTTCCCAATAAGAATCTTGGTTAGCGGTTTTATATCTTGATATAAATACATCTACGCCTTTTTGCGTAAGAGATATCATATTGTACCCTGTCTACTACCGCCTAGTATATATTATACAGCTTTTTTATGGCCGATGTCAATACTTATTTTAAAAAAGTTCCATCCCAAATAGATTTTTGAACTTTTTCTACTGGCACACAGTTTGGAACCATGCGACCATTTTTTTCTTTCATTCCTACTTGCTTATATCCAGACCAGCAAGCCTTTTGAATATTATCCCACTTGTCTTCTTCTTCATTATCTGATTCGTAGTCTTCGCCATTTTCTGATTTTACAACTGGCCAGTTAACACTATTTTTTTCTGGATCTCCGATGGGGGAAACAGAGCTATCTTCAGATTCCATTTCGGTTTCTGCTTCAGATGAATCTTCCTCTTCAACTTCATCATCAATTAAAGCTTCAATTGCTTCTTGCAAATGCTCAATTACAGCATACATTTGTTCACGAGTTACTTCTGGTCGCAAACCCTTTTTAATTTCTTCTGACATTTTATTTCTCCTTTATGCTGATAACTTTAACTGATTTGACTTCGTCATCAATTCCAAATATATCACTAATATAATCCACGGCATCTTCTTCATTAAATGCTTGAACTTCAGCATCTATTTCAATTTTTACCTTGTATCTATGCATGATTATTTACCGCAAGTTGGGCAAGCACCAGTAGATGACTCTACAGGTTTTGCTGATCCTCCAACCTTAAACTTAGGGCGACCAAATCCTACAATAGAAATTTGTTCTCCAGCTTTGTTTTTCTTAAAAGCACGAAGTTTCTTGCAAGCTTCTCCACCATTTCTTTGACTTCCTTTTTTACCTGAAGAAGTATTTCCTTCAACACACCAAACGGTCCCATCTTCGTTATCTTCAATAACAATTCCGACATGAGAAATACGATCAACGCCATCTGAGGGGAAATCAAAATAGGCAATATCTCCTGGCTCAGGATCAGCGATATCTCCGTCAATCCAAGCGCCCGCCTTTTTGAATGCTGCTGCTCCTCCTGGTGTATATACTGTATTTGGAATCTTGACTCCTGCTTCGTTTGCACACCAATTTACAAAACTTCCACACCAAGGTTGGAAATTTGCCTTGGTGTACGCTCCGTATTTTGTCTCGTTGTCTTTTGGTCCCTCAATATATCCTACTTGAGACTTAGCAACTTGGATTAAGCGGGCAGCACTGCCTTTAGGTGCTTTCGCTGTTTCTGCTGGAACTGGAAAATCTGTCATTAGTCTTTATCCCAATCTGTATCAACTGGTTGTTCTGCTGGCATTGCGCCGTCTGGCTTTGCAGCTAAACGTGCACGAACTGCATCTAATTCAACGTCAACCTTTTTTTCTGCAATTTCTAATTCTGATTCAAGCTTTTTATCTGCTTGTGTATTTTTGGCATCCATTTCTTTATTATCAAGTTGTGCCTTCATAATATCTTTTGCACCACTTTGTCCAATTAATAGACCTGCTAGTGTTCCAGTAATAAATGTTGCAACTGAGCCAAGCACGTTAAAAAACATCTTATCGTTTTCGGATTGTGCTCCAATTGGTTGTGACACAAATAGAAGTCCATAAAGAATTCCTACTGATGTAAGTAGCAAAATTGTTCCAAGAGTTAGACCAAGAATAAACTTTAATCTTGCATCTAAATCCGCTGGGGTTAATCTTTCTTTAGCCATTATTTACCTTATTCTTTTCGTATTCGGCCCAAATTTCTTCGCCAACAATGTCCTTTGAACATGTTCCTGTAGCGTCACAAACTGGAGGATTGCACTCTGCATTTGCCCAATTTGCTGGATCTTGGCAAGGATAGCGGTAGTTGCCCTGATACCCACATGAAGTAAGAGTTATAACTAGCATTAAGCTTGCTAATGAGGCCTTTAATTTTCTCATATGGCTATTATAGCATTATTCCTCTTCTTTTCGAAGTGGGATTGTAACAAGCCAAATAACGGTGGCTGCTATTGTTGCCAGCCCTACTACGTCTTGGGCTGTTCCAGTAAGGGTTAACCAAGCAATAAAAAAGCCTAGAAGGGTCCAAACTTGGGCTATGCTCTCCTTGATTGCCTCCCATATCCAATTAAAGAAACCTTTAATTATTTTCATTATATCCTCCTAGTCATGGCTGCTGCCACAATATTTCCTGCAATAATTACAGGAACAATTACTTCCTGCGCTTTTTCTCTTTGGTCATCTGTCATATCAGACCCCCAATTTGAAATATCAAATAATTCTTCTAAATTAATATCTGTGATTGCTCCTATTGGGTCTGCTAAAAATGCTTCTGTAGCCACCTCAGTTGTAGCGTCTGCTAATGTATATGGCATAGGAGCACTAGCATTCTCTTTAATTCTATCACCAAATTCTTGTAAAGCTGTTGCTAAGTTTTTATCAGTAGCCGCTAATGCTGCAACCTTTGCTATTTCTTCTGCTCTAATTCCAAGGCCTTCTGCTACCGCCGCTTTTTGTTCTGGAGTTAATTTAGTTAATGTATCTTTGCTTGTTAAATCTGCAATTAGGTTTGCTGTCTCTTCTGTGATAGTATTGGTAGATGGTTCTTCAGAAGGTTCAGCAGGAGTTGGCTCTGGTTCAGGAGTTGGCTCTTGATCTATATCCGATGGCAGAGGTGAAGGCTCTGGTGAAGGCTCAGCAGTGGGCTCTGGCTCAGGGGTTGGATCTGGCGTCGGTTCATCTGTGGTTTCAGAATCTGGAGTTGGAGTGGGATCGTCTGGTTCAGTTTGTTCAGGCGATGGTTCAGGAGAAGGTTCAGGCGTAGGATCAACTGTTGCATCTGGTGTTGGTTGCGGTTGATTTGCCATAGCAGCGGCTATTGCTGCAGCAACTCTTTGTTGTTCTTCAAATTGCCAAGTTTCATTATATAATTCCCATGCATCATCTATTGCATTATTTAAATCAATAATAGATTGATCATATGTTGATTGTGTATTATTTTTAGCAGTTAGGGCATTTGCTGTATTTGTTACTGCAGTATTATACGCATTAGTCTTAGTTGTTAATGTTTGATTATATGTGGTTAATGTAGAGCTTGCTGTATTGTATGCAGCAAGTTTGATGTTGTAATCTGTCTGTGCCGCCGCCTGTGCAGTTACTGCTGCATTATATGCGTCAATTTGTGATTGTGTTGCACCTACACCATAAGAAAATGTATTTAGATTACAGCTAAATCCTACACCCCAGCCTCCAGTATAATCACATCCTGCTCCAGTCCAGCCTCCAGGAATTGCCCATCCAAGATGATAATAACCTGGGCCTCCTCCGTTATACCACCATATTTCTATATCTAATGTTTTGTCCTGACTAACATTATAAATTGGAGAATACTCGCTCCAGGAAGATCCTTTTTCTACCCATTCATCAATTGCAAGCTGTCCGTCTACATACATTCTAAA